ATGCGGATAAACGACAAGGCCGTCCTGCTCAACGTACTCAACAGCTTTTGTATCAACGAGTTTATCAAACAGATACTTCCCCGCAGGAAACATGGTGGACGTAAGAAATGTATTCCCTACACCTACTTCAGAAAGAAACTTAAGGACAAAAACATACCCATAGTGATGCCCCTTTTCCATGGCGGAGACTCCCATCAAAATGGGATCGTGCCTGTCGGACCGAATGATCCACGAGGATACAAACGGTGTTTCATCAAAAGCGTCCCATGAATTCCGCTCAAGAACCTTTTTAGCTTGGTCAACTCCGCTCATGGAATACACTTCGACGATGGATGTTGGAGGCGACGCATTGGAAGAACAGCGCCTTGCTCGGCAAACTCAATCAAACTCTGCCGAGGATCCCTCGCAACCCTGAACCTGAACGGAAACCCATTATCCAAATTCTCCGGAACGCTTTCAACAAAGCCTCTGTCCTCAAGCTTTGAAATAAAGGCCTTCCCCTGACCTGTCATGTACGTGGTCTGAAACGTGTTGCCAACGCCGACCTTTTCAAGAAACTCGTTGACGATAACAAACCCCGCGCCGCGCCGAAGCGAGCAAAGCATCGTCAACACAGGATCCGAACCCGCGAAGAATGAAGCATGAAAGAAACCGACTTTTGCAGGATCAAGGGCGCTCCACCCCTTTTCGAGCACCTCTCTGGCAATCACCTTACCGTAATGCATAAAATAACTTCCCTAACGATGTGACTCCGGAAGTTCTAAAGCCTGAAAATATTTTCAACAAGCACCAGCAAAGGCACCAGCATGAGATTAACCAATCTCGTCAAGAATTTCTTGCGCCCCGCGCCGCCGCAAGCCAAGTCCAGCGCGACCGGTCCGATGATCGCATGGTCGCACGTGGGGCAGCCGCAATGGACGCCGCGCCGCATGAGCAACCTCGCCGAGGAAGGCTTCCGCAAGAACGTCATCGCCTACCGCTGCGTCACGCAAATCGCAACGGCAGCGGCGGCGGTGCCTTGGGTGCTCTATGACCGGCAAGGCAACGAACTGGACACGCACCCCCTGCTCGACCGGCTCGCGCACCCGAACCCGTTGCAAGACGGCGTGTCGTTCATGGAAAGCCTCTATGCGAACCTTCAAATCTACGGCAACGCCTACATCGAAGCGATCCGCGCCGAAGACCGCGCCGCGCCGACGGAGCTTTACATCCTCCGCCCTGATCGCGTGAAAGTCGTCCCCGGCGCCACCGGCCTTCCGCAAGGCTACCACTACACCGTGAACGGCCAGACGACGACATGGCCCTGCGATCCGCTCACGGGAGCCTCGGACATCCTGCACCTCAAGCACTACCACCCGCTCGACGACTGGTACGGCCTCGCGCCGATGGAAGCCGCGCTCCAGTCCATCGACCAGCACAACGCCTCGGGCGCATGGAACCAAGCGCTGTTGAACCAAGGCGCGCGCCCGTCCGGAGCCTTGGTCTACGCGCCCAAAGACGGCCCCTCCACGCTTACCGACGACCAGTTGCAGCGCCTGCGCGAAGAAATGGGCCAGTTCTACCAAGGCGACCGCAACGCAGGCCGCCCCCTGATCCTCGAAGGCGGCCTCGAATGGCGCGAAATGAGCCTCAGCCCCAAAGACATGGACTGGCTCTCGGGCCGCAACAACGCCGCCCGCGACATCGCGCTCGCGTTCGGCGTGCCCGCGCAACTCGTCGGCATCCCGGACGCACAAACGTATTCGAACATGGAACAGGCCCGCATGGCCTTTTACGAGGAAACCGTTCTGCCGCAAATCACGCGCGTCATCTCCGGCATCGACCACTGGCTCTCCCCGATGTACGCCGACCGCCCCGAACTGGACTTCGACCCCGACAGCATCAGCGCGCTCACCGACAAGCGCCAAGCGCAATGGAGCAAAATCGAAACGGCAAACTTCCTGACGCTCAACGAAAAACGCGCCGCCGCAGGCTACGGCCCCGCCCCGAGCACTGATCCACCCTCGCCCGCACAACGGGTTTGACGCGCCCCCTCCTCCTCGTCATTCCGGAAAATCGCAACGCGATTTGTCCGGAATCCAGTGTGCGCCGTCGCCAACACCGAACGCACAGAAAGAAGAACGCAAGAACTCAAAGGAAAAAACGGTCGAGGAGAAGAGCCAAGCCGCCAATTACGGCGCAGCCCGAGCCAATCCGGCCTCGCCGAACGGCGTCCCTTTCGAGGAAAAAACCACGCCCGTCACGCGCCCCCTCTTCCTCGTCATTCCGGAAAATCGCAACGCGATTTGTCCGGAATCCAGTGTGCGCCGTCGCCAACACCGAACGCACAGAAAGAAGAACGCAAGAACTCAAAGGAAAAAACGGTCGAGGAGAAGAGCCAAGCCGCCAAGCTACGGCGCAACCCGAGCCAATCCGGCCTCGCCGAACGGCGTCCCTTTCGAGGAAAAAACAACGCCCGTCACACGCCCCCGAATGCTGGTCAGCGAAATATAGCCGTCATACTGCACGGCGGTCGGATCGTCCACGGCAACCTCGGCCCCCTCGCTGTCGGCAGACTTGACGCGACGAAGCTCTAGGCCCTGATCGCCGAAATCGATAACAACAACGTCGCCCGGCCCCGGCCCCGCGCCGCGATACGCTTTCGCATCGACAAGCACAAGATCGTCCTGCGCCAGCGTCGGAGCCATCAGGTCGTCGCGCACAGGATACAGATCAAACCCATAAAGCTCGGCCCGATACGCGCCCAGCAACGTCGAAACAACAAGGAACACGACGGCATAAAACGCATACCAAACCTTGTGCATGTACCACTTCGGCGCGGCGTCGGGAGAACGCTTCGCCAACGCGAAGGAATCATAAATCAGGTAAATCCAAACGCCATGAATGAGGTAAAACAGCAAAAGCCCGGCATAGCTCGCGAACAGCCCGAACTGACCAAGCACAACGCTAATGCCCTCCATGCCCACAAGCATGAGAATGGCGCGCTTGGCGCGCCCCACATAAAGGTGGCCAAGCCCCGGAATAATTGCATTGAGCGCCGAAGCGCGAACGGGACTTCTTCGTGACACGCAAGCCTCCACGGGACGCCGGAAAATGCGGCGTCATTGTTACATACCACGAAATTACTAACATCAGATAAAGGAAACGTTGAATGGACGTTAAGCACATGTCCTGCGCGCTGAGGGTCAAAGCCCTCGGCGGCGACGGGGTTTTCACGGGCTACGCCAGCGTATTTGGCGAGCTTGACCATCAAAACGAAATCGTCGCAGCAGGCGCGTTTACGCGCACGCTGTCGAAATGGCGGCGGCAGGGCCGAACGCCGGCCCTTCTCTGGATGCATGACCCGACGCAACCGATAGGCATCTGGCAAAACATCCGCGAAGACTCCAACGGCCTGCTCGTCGAAGGTCGGCTGGCGCTGCGCACCCAAAAAGGCGGCGAGGCTTACGAGCTCCTCAAGCTCGGCGCGCTCACGGGCCTTTCGATAGGCTACCGCGTCGTGGCAAGCCAAATCGACCCCAAGCGCAAGGCGAGAATTCTTACCGACGTCGATCTCTTCGAGATCTCGCTGGTGACCTTCCCCGCCAACGAAGCCGCACGCGTCAGCGACGTGAAGGAACTGCCTCAGGGAAAGAGCGCCGACCTCCTCTCCCAAGCCGCAGACCGCCTCCGCCAAGCCGCCCGCGCCCTCACGGAATAATTTCCCAACGACACACCACCACCAACCAGGAGAACACCATGATAGACATCAGTGAAGTCCACGCCGCCACCGATACGCTGGCGCGCGCCTTCGAAGAATACAAATCCGTCAACGACCAGCGCCTCGCCGAGATCGAGCGCAAAGGCGCGGCGGACGTCCTTCACGACGACCACCTTGGCCGCATGGACAGCACCATGACCAAGCTGCAAGACGATATCACGAACCTGAAAACGTCGCTGCGCCGCCCCGGCAAAGGCCCCCTCGCGCCCTGCGCCGACACGGCCCACAAGCAAGCCTTCCTGACCTACATCGCGAAAGGCTACGACTCCGGCCTCGGCAGCTTCGAAAGCAAAGCTCTCGAAGTCATCAACAGCGCCGAAGGCGGCTACATGGTTCCTCCCGAAATGTCGGATCGCATCGTGACGCGCCAGTTCGACACCACGCCCATGCGCCAGATCTCGACCGTCATGAGCATCTCGTCCGACGCCGTCGAAATGCTTCGCGACACGAACGAACCTGTTGCCCAGTGGGTCTCCGAACTCGGCACGCGCGCCGACACCGCCGACAACGGCCTAGGCCGCATCCGCATCCCCGTCCACGAACTCTACGCGCAGCCCAAAGCCACGCAGAAGCTCTTGGATGACGCGATGGTGAACGTCGAGGAATGGCTGATCAACAAGGTCGCGTCCAAATTCTCCCGCGCCGAAAACAACGCGTTCGTCGCCGGCGACGGCATCGGCATGCCGCGCGGCTTCACCAGCTACACGGCAGTCACGACCGACGACGCGACCCGTGCCTGGGGCGTCTTGCAGTACGTGCCAACGGGAGCGAACGGAGCGTTCGCCAGCACCAATCCGGCGGATTGCCTCTTCGACCTGATGCACAAGCTGCGCGTCGGGTATCACCCCGAAGCCGTGTGGCTCATGCCCCGCGCCGTGGCCGACGCCATCCGCAAGTTCAAGGACTCGACAGGCTCGTACGTCTGGCAGCCCGGTCTGCAACAAGGCACGCCCGCCACGTTGCTCGGCTTCCCCGTCATGCTCGGCGAGGACATGCCCAACGTAGGAACCGGCAGCTTCTCGGTCGCGTTCGGCAACTTCAAGGAAGGCTACACGATCGTCGACCGCCTCGGCATGAGGATCTTGCGCGACCCGTACACAGGCGCGCCCTTCATCAAGTTCCGTTGCACCAAGCGCACGGGCGGCGACGTCGCGAACTTCGAAGCCATCAAGCTCCTCAGCTTCTCGGCCTCCTAATCCGCCGCCTCTCATCGATCCCCATTTCATCTCATTTTTATAAGGAGCCTCTCCCATGGCTACACGCGACCTTCTTCGCCACCAACTCGTCTCGCAGTCCCTTCCACCAGCAGCCCGGGTCAACGGCACGGCCACCGGCACGGCAGTCGACCTTCGCGGCTACGACGGCGCCGTCATCACCGTCGCGTTCGGCGCATACACCGACGGCACGCACACGCCCACAGTGCTGCACTCGATGGACGGCGTGACCTATACCACCTGCGGCTACGGCACCGACCTCGACGGCCCGGCAGACCTCGCCGCCGTCAGCAGCAGCGCAGGGGCCAATAAAGTCCAGCAAATCGGCTACATCGGAAGCCAGCGATACGTCGCCGTGGTCATCGCCACCACGGGCGCGACAACCGGCGCGCTCAGCGCCGCGAACGTGATCGCGGGATATCCCCGCCACGCCCCGACGATGTAAGCCGAGTTCGGGAGCGGCCTATCGAGGCTCCTCCTCCTCGAAAGCCGCTCCCGAACGTCTTCACCAACAAGGGAACCCGCATGACCGCCTCAACCCTGATCGCGCCGCCGACCGTCGAGCCCGTCACCCTTACGGAAGCCAAAGCGCACGCCCGCATCGACTCGAACGAAGACGACGCGCTCGTCACAAGCCTCATCACGGCAGCCCGCCAGTGGGCCGAACGCTATACAAATCGCGCCTTCATCACACAGACCTGGAAGCTCGCGCTCGACACGCCGCCCAAGGCCGACGCGCCCCACGAGATCCTTCTGCCCAAAGCCCCTCTGCAAAGCGTAACCAAAGTCGAAGCCTTCAGCGACACCGACACGCCCACACTCTGGCCCGAGGCTAACTACTTCGTCGATACATCGCACGAACCGGGCCGCCTCGTCCAGCGCCTCGGCGCGACATGGCCCGCCTTCGACCGGCTCGCGAACGGCATGGAGGTCACCTACGTCGCTGGCTACGGCGACGATGCCTCCAGCGTCCCCGAACCGATCCGCGCCGCGATCCGCGAACTCATCACCGACTGGTACCAACATCGCGGCGACGAAGACCAATACACCTACCGCCAGTCCGCCTTCATCGCGCACGCACTGTTAGCGCCCTACCGACAAATGAACTTGCGCAAGTAGGAAGATGAGTTACTGTTGTCATTCATCAAAGCTTCATGGGGCCCAAATGTCGTTTCAGCGCCTAAGTGTCCTTTTCGCCTTTTCAGCGCTGTTACTTTCCGGCGCGCCGGCGGAAGCCTGTTGCACACGGGATGTGCTTTTCCCCGAGCGTCCCCGGGAACTCATAAAACAAATTCCTTCGGAGACATACAACGAGTTTCTTGTCGGTTATCATCAGAAGCTTTTCGACCTTGTCCAAACCCTGCGCCAACAACAAGACGAAGCGACCCCCTACCTCGTCATCAGCGCAGGCGGACAGCGTTACGTCCAATGCATGCTCGTTGACAAAGGAACGAAAGCGCGCTGCGAGGGAGCCTCCGGCCTCTTGGGCCCCGAGCGCCGCATAACGCTCTCCAAAAAACAAAGGCGCATCATCGCGAGCCTCGGTTTCACCCTAAACCCCAGCTCCCAGAACTACGCAAGGGAAATCGAGATCGGCGAGGACGAGGGGGGCCTCTGGAACATGACCGACCTCATGCTTGAGATGATGTACAGGATCTACGAGACCCGGGTCCCGCTGAAAATCATTCACTACCCCTAAATTCCATTTTCGACGACCAAACACCGCGAGCGCCTTTCAAGCGAACGGACTCGCGCGCGTACTCACAGGACATCCATGAAAACAGGCACTCTTCGCCAACGCGTTTCGCTTCAAGCGGAACAGCGCACATCCGACACCGCCGGAGGCTACGCCCTCGCGTGGACGACGCTGGCGACGGTCTGGGCGAATATCAAGCCCATCACAGGCAAGGAAGTCCTCGCCGCAGGCCGCCTCGAAACCCGCATCACACATAAAATCACCGTGCGCTGGCGCAAAGACCTGACGATTACGCCCGACATGCGCGCGCTCGTCCACGACCGCGTTTTCAGCATCCGAGCCGTCATCAACGAGAACGAAAGCAACCGCTGGGCCACTCTTTTGGTGGAAGAAGGAGCCGCCGCATGACCGACATCCTTTTCAACACGCAGCAAGCGGTGCACGCGGCACTGTCGCAAAGCGCCTCCGTGCAAGCCGTCCTCGGCCCCGCACCTCGGCTTTACGACCATGCGCCGTCCGACGCCACGTTTCCCTACGTCGTCTTCGGACCGCTCTCCGTCGCCCCGAACGATGCAAAAAACGCGACAGGCTTCGAACAAATCCTCACGTTCAACATCTGGTCGCGGTATCGCGGCGGCAAGGAAACTCGCGAGACCTTCCACGCGCTCTACGACACGCTGCACCGCTCAGCCTTGACAATCGAAGCCCAAACATTCGTGAGCTGCGAATTTCACAGCGCCGACTTCGACCTCGACCCCGACGGCCTGACCTATCACGCCGCCGTCCGCTTCACCGTTTTGACGCAAAGCCTTTGAACATGAGAAACAAATCTTACAGCATCGACCAACTCTCGACGGAAACCTCGCGCCGCGCCCACGCCCAAAGCGCCCTCATGCGCGCCGAACTCCGCAAACTCCGCGCCAGCCTTCGAAACATCGACGGCTCAGCCCGCCAACCCGTCATCCGCCCCCAACGCACATGGACGAAAAAAACGACGAGCGACGGACTCCTCGGCGGCCTCGCCGGGCTAAGTATGGCTGCTCTTTTCGGGGAAAGCCTGTCGGGCAACGTGGCGCTTGGCGGAATCCTCTCTCCACACAGCAACCGGTCGTCCGAAGTGGCAGACGACGGAAGCCGCTCGCAACTCGCTTCAGCTCTTGTCGAAGCTTCAGTCACCGGCTCAAGAAACCGCTAACAGGAAACCCATGTCATTCGATGAAATCCAACTGCCGCTGCGTGTCGGTTTCGGCTCGCAGGGCGGGCCTAATTTTTCGACCGAAATCATTGTGGTCGAAAGCGGCTATGAACGGCGCAACCAAAACTGGGCGCATGCCCGCCGCGTCTACGATGCGCGAACGGGAGTCCGCACGGCGCCCGATGCGGCGACGCTGCTGACGTTTTTTCACGCGCGCGCGGGCCGCGCCCGAGGTTTCCGCCTCAAGGACTGGAGCGACTATTCCAGCGCGGCGGACAACATCTCCGCGCCAACGTTCCAAGACCAACTCCTTGGCACGGGCGACGGCATAACGACGCAGTTCCAACTTGTCAAAACCTATGCGAGCGGCGGCGTCACGCACACGCGCGCAATTGCCAAGCCCGTTGCCGAAAGCGCCCTCGTCGGCGTCAACGGCGCTCAACTGGCAACAAGCTGGAGCGTCAACGCCGCAACCGGACTCGTCACCTTTGCGACAGCGCCCGCCTCCGGGCAAATCCTCACGGCGGGCTTCCTTTTCGATGTTCCCGTCCGCTTCGACACCGACTACTTGCCGCTTTCCGCCGAGACCTACGCCACCTCACAGGCCGAAGTCCCCCTCGTCGAAATCCGCGTTTAAACCATGAAATCCATTTCCTCCGCTTTGCAAGCTCACCTTGGCGGCGAGCTGACGACGCTTGCCTATTTGGTCAAAATCACGCGCAAAGACGCCGTGGTCAAAGGCTTCACCACCCACGACTGCGACATCGCGCTGGCGGAAGTCACCTACAAAGCCGCCAGCGCCCTGACCCCCAGCGCGATTGAAAGCCGCGCGGGGCTGGCCGTCGACAATCTCGAAGTGACAGGCATCCTCGACAGCGCCGACATAGCGGAAGCCGACATCGAAGCAGGAGCCTACGACTTCGCCCGCGTCGATGTGTTCGCCTGCAACTGGGCCGACTTGTCCCAAGGCACGCTCCAACTCCGCCGGGGCTGGCTTGGCGAAGTGACGAGCGCCGGCACGCACTATGTCGCCGAGCTTCGCGGCATGCACGACCTGTTGCAACGTCCGGTCGGCGACTATTACACGCCCGAATGCCGCTTCAATCTCGGCGATGCAAATTGCTGCGTCAACCTCGCAGCGCAAACAGTCGCGGGCACAGTCACGAGCGTCATCGATAACGCCAACTTCCGCGACGCGGCGCAATCCGCCGCAACGAACACATTCGCCTACGGCCTCCTCACATGGACGTCCGGCGCGAACAAAGGCCAAAGCATGGAAGTCAAGGCATGGAATGCTTCCTCGCACGCGTTCACGCTTTGGCTCCCGATGCCGAAACCCATCTCAATCGGCGACGCGTACACCGTCACGCCCGGCTGCGACAAGCGTTTCACCACCTGTAAAAACACCTTCTCCAACGGCGCAAACTTCGGCGGCTTCCCCTACGTCCCCGGCGTCGGCAACATTATGCAATATCCCTCATGACCGAACAAACTCAACTCATGATCGACGCGGCGCGCGCCTGTTTGGGCACGCCGTTCCATCACCAAGGGCGCTCGCCCGGCCTCGGCCTCGATTGCATCGGCCTCGTGATCGTCGCGCTGAAAGCCGCGAACATCCCCGTCTCCGACCGCACGGACTACAGCCGCCGCCCCAATGGCTCCAGCCTCGTCGCGGCATTGGAAGCGCATCACGCGCAACCCGTTATCGACATTGGGCCCGGCAACGTCCTGCTGTTTCGCTTCGACAAGCAACCGCAACACGTTGCGTTGGCCACAAGCGCCACAACGATGATCCACGCCTTCGCCCCGGCGGGCCAAGTCGTCGAAACCTCGATGGACGATTATTGGAAGCGCCGCCTGACCGGCATTTACCGTTTTCCCCTCACTGACTGAAACACCCAATGGCTTCTGTTGTTCTTAAATCCGTCGGCGCCGCCGTCGGAAATGCACTGCTGCCCGGCTTTGGCGGAGCCTTGTTCGGCGGCCTTGGCGCGGCGCTCGGCGCGAGCATCGACGGGCAACTTGGCCTCGGCACAACCGTCACCGGGCCGCGCCTCGAAAACCTCTCGGTTCAGGACTCGCGCTACGGGGCAGGCATTCCCATTATCTACGGCAACGCGCGCGTCGCCGGTAACGTCATCTGGTCAACAAATCTGATCGAAACCAAGCACACCGACACGGTCGGCGGCAAAGGCGGCGGGACGGGCGTCACGTCCAAAACGTTTACCTACAGCGTCCACTGCGCGGTGGGGATCTGCGCCGGGCCCATCGCGAACATCAGCAAAGTCTGGGCCGACACTACCGTCATCTATCAAAACGGCGTCTGGAACACAGGCCTTTTCGACAGCGTAAGCCTTTACAAAGGCAGCACCGACCAACAACCCGACAGCTTTATGGAGTCGATCCTCGGCGCGGGCAACGTCCCCGCCTGTCGCGGCCTCGCGTACATCGTCTTCGACAATCTCCAATTGGCCACCTTCGGCAACCGCCTCCCGAACCTCACGTTCGAAATCGCGCCCACAGCCGTCACGCAAAATCCTGTCTGCCTCGGCACAACAACCGCCGCGCTCTCGCAGCGAAGCCAAACTGTCCAAAATGGCGGCATGCCCCCTCTCGTGCTCGAAAGCAACGGCGGGGATGCCCAGCGCGTCCTTATCGGCGGAGGCGTTCCGGCAGGAAGCACGGCGACCTTTATCGCGGCGACGTTCGACGTCACGGGCAACACGCCCGTCCAACTCGGCTCCGCAACCAGCGCCAGCTTTGCGTCCTCCACGACGCTTGCGGACTCCGCATGGGCCTTGTCGCCCGACAAGCGTTTCGTCGCGTGCTACATTCAAACCTCCTATGCGACCTCGCATAACTTTGCGCTTTATGACGTGGATACGCAAAGCTTCGGCCCCGTCCTTAGCCTCTCGATGCCCTCCTCTTCGATTTACAAACGCATCGTCTGGCTTGACGCGCAGCACTTCGTCATCGACGACGTGCAAGGGGGCGTTCGCGGACTTCGGACGTTCGCGCGCGCCGGAACAAGCGTGCTCGACCTCGGGTTTACGAACCTGTGGGGAGAGGGCAGCGGTACGAGCACGCAACCTTGCTATGGCGCGCAGTTCACGCCCTATGCCGACGGCTTTATCGCCTATGCGCTCATCACCGCGTCCAAGACGTTGATCGCCCGCCCGATTGCTTGGCGCACGAGCAAGCTGTCGCTCGGCACGACCTACACGGTTGCTTCTTCGCTACCGTTTTCGGGCAGCGGCCTGCACGCGCAATTCCTGAAAACCGCAAGTGGCGAATGGACGCTCGCGTGGGGTTCGGTCACAACCTTCGGCCTTATGTCGTTCGAGCCGTCGGCGACCTTCGCCGTCCTCACGCGACCCGCACAAACGTTCGCGCCAAGCTTCGGACTAGGCACAACGAACTTCCCGGTCTTCTGGGGCGACCGCATCCTAATCGTCCAAAGCGGCATCAACAACACAACCTATTCGTTGTCCGAAGTGATGTTGAACAGCGGAAGCTTTTCGCTCACCGTCGATGCCGCAAGCGTCTCGGGGTTGCTGAATTCCTATTCATCCTTCGCCGCGCTCAAGCTTAACGCCTCCAAACTTCTGTTCGCGGCCATCGGCGGTACGACCTACACATTCAAACAACTGGCCATCTTCGAAAGAAGCACGCACGGCAGCATTGCCGCGATCCTTTCGGACATTTTGACTCGCGCAGGCTATGAGCCAACCGATTTCGACGTATCAACGCTTTCCGAAACGCTGATCCAAGGCTACGTCGCCCACGACCCGATGAGCGCCCGCAACGCCATCGAACCGCTTCAAATCTACGCGCCCTTCGACCTCATCGAAACCGAAGGCCAGCTTAAAGCCGTCCGGCGCGGCGGCAGCCCGGTTGCAACCGTGACCGCCTCCGAATGGCGAGCCGCCAAGGAAGCTGACGCTCAACCGCCGCCCCTGCTCACGACACGCGCCGAAGAACTCGATCTTCCGCACGAAGTCGATATCGAAGTCGTCGATCCGTCGCGCAATTTCGAAATCAACTGCCAACGCGCCCGAAGGCAAGCCTCCTCCGCCCGAAAAGTTCAGAAAATATCGCTGCCCATCGTCTGCAACGCGGAGAAGGCGAAGCAAATCGCCGAAACCCGCCTCTTCACCGCATGGGCCGAACGCGAATTGGTTAAACTCACGACCTCCCGACGATGGCTGACGCTCGATCCCGCAGACGTCATCGACCTCGGCAACGGCAGCAACCTCCGCATCGCTTCGCTCACGCAAAGCGGCGGTTTAATCAAGATCGAAGGCTTCTACAGTTCGCCCGCGAGCCTCACCAGCGACGCGATTGCCGACAGCGGCAAAAATATCGCCACCGAAAGCGCAGAAGCGGTTCCGACGACGCTCTACCTCCTCGACCTGCCGCTGTTGCATTCGGCAGACGATCAACCGGGCCTCTATGTCGCCGCGACAGGCGTCGCGGGATGGAAATCAGCCTCCATCCTTCGCTCCAGCGACGGCGTTTCCTATAACGCCGTAACGTCGCTTTCGGTTCCCGCGACCGCAGGAATTGCAACGACAGCGTTGCCATACGGCTCGCCGCTTTACATGGACAAAGCGAACAGCGTTAATGTCCAGTTGACGCAGGGTACCCTTTCAAGCTGCACAGAGCTGGAACTGATGAACGGAGCCAACGCCACGCTTCTGGGCGGCGAAATCATCCAGTTCAAAACGGCAACGCTCATCGGGCCCGGCCTCTATACGCTTAGCAATCTTCTGCGCGGGCGAAAAGGAACGGAGAAAGCTTCTGCGGCCCATGCGGTCGGCGAAGATTTCATCCTGCTGCAATCCGCCACGATGACCTTTATTCCCGACACGCTGGCGAACCGAAGTAAATCCTTCTTCTTCCGCGCCCTCGCCCCGGGCCAGACGCTGAGCGACGCGCAAGACTACGAATTCACCTACGGCCTCAAGACCCTCTGCCCGCTTGCTCCCGTCAACATCAAGGTAACCCGTGAAAATGGCAACCTGACGCTCACATGGAACAGGCGCGCAAGGCTCAACGCCGAATGGGTCGATTACGTGGACGTGCCGCTCGACGAGCCTCAGGAGCTATACGAGGTCAACATCCTGAATGACGCGAACGTCGTGCGAACGTTTACTGTCACCACAGCCACTGTCGCCTACACGGCGGAGCAACAGACGGAGGACTGGGGCGCAAATGTTGCCACAACCTTCACCGTCACCATTCACCAAATCAGCGCGCGTTACGGCAAAGGCGACGCTGTCACTGCGATTGTTTAAGGAGCAACGATGACCAACACACCCAATCTCTCCATGACCTATATCGCTTCGTCGCAGGCGCAAAAGGAAATGACGCATAATGCGGCGCTCAACGATCTGGACTTTCTTGCCAAGACCTCCGTGATCAATACGACGGCAACGCCGCCTGCCTCTCCGAGCACCGGCGATACGTACATCATCGGCGCTTCGCCTTCGGGAGCGTGGACGGGGTTTGCAGATGCACTCGCGGGCTACTACGGCGGCTGGTCGATCAAGACGCCGCAAGCCGGGTGGACGGCGTGGACGCGCAACGGAAACCGGATGTTGTATTACACCGGCTCCGCATGGGCATTGTTAACGACACCGAAACTGGACGCGACAACGACATGGAACCCCGGAACGATTGCCCATGGTTCTGGGATAAGCTCATCGGCGATAGCCGTAACCGGCGCAGCTTTGGGCGATTTTGTGGTTGTCGCCGCGCCTTATGACCTGCAGGGCGTTCAAGCGAATGCTTATGTTAGCGCATCGAACACCGTCATCGTCCGCCTAACGAATCTGACCGGGGCGAGCGTCACACTCGCATCGGGAACGTGGCGCGTGCGCGTCATCAAGGCGTAAGGAGGAATGGACATGGACATGCGTCCCGAGGACGTTTTTTTTTCGCGCCATAGCACGCAGGACGGGATCGACCTGATTAAGGAGTTCGAGGGGCTGCACTTGGCGACCTATCGCTGCCCCAGCAAAATTTTGACCATCGGTTATGGGCATACGCGAACCGTCCGCGAGGCGATGAGAATTACCAAAGACGAGGCGGAAAATTTGCTGGCGGAGGATGTGCGGCTGTTCGAGCGTGGGGTTTCGCGGCTGGTGAAAGTGCCGCTGAACGACAATCAGTTTTCGGCGCTTGTGTGTTTCTCGTTCAACGTCGGGCTGGGCAATCTGGACGCATCGACGCTGCTGAAGCTCTTGAACCGAGGGTGGTACGAGCAGGTTCCCGTCCAACTGATGCGATGGGATCATGCGAACGGCGAGGTGATGGGCGGGCTTGCGCGGCGGCGCGCGGCGGAGGGCCGACTTTGGAACAAAGGATGATAAAGATGAGAACAAAAAGCTTTTTCACGAAGATGCTCGACTCGCGCGACAGGCAGATCGAAGCGCATCTGGTCCTGCTATGCGTGGGCGCAGCGACGATGATCGCGCTGTCGATCTATCACGTTGTGATTTTGAAGCTCGCGTTCGATGCAGACTCGTTCGGACAGGGTGTTGGTTTCCTGTTGGCTGGCGGAGGCGCTGCGGCATGGGGGCAAGGGCTTCAACGCTCCAATGAAAGGACGAAGGACGATGCTCCCTATCAATAAAATTTTGATCGGCGCTTGTGGCGCGGTTGCGCTCGCTTTGATGTGGTTGTGGATGAGCAACGCGCGATTGCGAGCCGAGGTGGCGGAAGCAAGAACGACAGCCACGGCGTGCCGGATGGCGAACGAACGATTTACCGCACACGCCCAACGGCAGAACGAAGCGATTGTCCAGATGAAGTCGGAGGCGGAAAACCGTGTCGCCGCTGCGGTTGCAAAAGCCAAGAAAGCCGCGAAGCCGTTTTATGCCGCCGCCGAAAGCTTGCGCAAGGAGAAGCTGGAAGGCGATGCGTGCCTTGCCGCCGAAGTGCTGTTGAATGCGTATTTGGGAGAGCAACAATGA